ATGCACAGCCAAGGACATATTCTTTGATCTTTTTCATGTCTTACTCCTCAATGTAACTTACGTCAGTCTTATAAAATGCTTGCACTAGATCACGCTCATGGAACCTATCTGTGCTGTCTAGTTCGTATGCCAGTTCTTTTAATGCTTCTCTACGGCCTTGTAGACGTGCTTGCTTGATGTTTAAAGACGAAGCCATGTAGCCAAACTCAACATCAGCCTTGTTCATTCTCAGCTTGCTGTTTTCTGACAAGCCTTCCCAGAAGTCATTGAACGTGCGGAATATGCCCATTTTTTATTCTCCTTTCCAAGCGGGACGTTTCTTGATTTTTAGCTCATTTAGATGATCTGAAACAATCTTTCTAAGCTCAAAATGCTCTGGTCGATTTGGTACAAACTCAGATCCTTCTTCTTTAAACGTCCAGTCAAATCGCCAGCTTGCAGACTTAGATTTCTGTATTGCCTTGATGCAAAAGTTATCATCAGCAATCAGCATGACTGCATTCTTCTGCTCCATGATTGTCACGTTTGGTATTGTCTTTAGAGATTTCATTGTGCTTTAGTCCTAGTTCGTAAAAGTTCTTGCAATGCCAGCGCAGAGTTTCGTCGCAAATGTTGATCCAGTCTTCTGGAGTGAAGTCATCAAACGCTACGGCCATTCCAAGTTTAATGATGTCAGCGTCATCAGGCCGATAGCCAAACTCTAGTAAATACAAAGTCTCCTCAAGAATGATTTGCTTCTCAACATCAGGTAAACGTGAGTCCTTTCTACCGTAGCCAGAGCGCATCACAATTTCCTGAGTGCATCTGCTGCATGAGCCAGACTGGCAGCAATGTCATCAAACAACGTAGCCAGTACAATCTGCATAGGCGCATCTTTACGTACACGGTTGATCTCATCTCTAACGCCAGCTTTTGTTTCGTTAGTGAGCCTTAGAACTGGCTTAGTGCTGATCTCTGATACGTCCCAGAGGAGTACGCCATCGTCATCATGCGCTGATTGCAGAATGCCTTTCTTACGCATCTTACCCAGTAGCGATGAAATGTCTGCTCTCTCTCTAGCTAAGTTATGTCCTGGCACATAGCCAAGGCGCATCATGCGGTTGTATACGTCAGCAGTGCTTGCAGGAAGGACCATCTGATCCATCGTTTCTAGGACTTTTTCTATCTGGTTCATAATGTTATTACAGTTTTAGTATTGTAAGAAATGTGCCAAGCCCACGCATTGCAGCATTCAGGAGAGAGGGAGCTGCCGCACTGTCTTGGCATAACCATTCAACGAAGCGCATGGTTATCCGCGCTTAACTAACTAATTGCTTTATTTAATGATAGTACGTTTTACTTAATTTGCGCCTGATGTGCTAATTGCGCGTCTTCATAATCCATGTTGGATGCCATAGCGTACATGACAACAAGAGCTGTTGTGATAATGATTGCTTTGATGCTCATTTCAGGTACTCCTCACGTTTAATTTTTGATGTTCTATTTGGCATTACGCCAACCCAGTTACAGAAACAACAATGCCAATGGTTGTGCGTCATGTCCCAGATGTTTGCTGGCATACCGCATACTGGGCAGTAGCCGGGGAGCACGTTTGGCTGGTCTAAATCGTCTGTCATTGCTGTTTTCGTATTGCCTTGGCTTGGTGATAATACTAAGACTACAAAATGTGAGAGTCAATAGGTTTGGAGAAAAAAATTTAACTTTTTTTTAAAAGGTCGGATCGTCTGAGTTTTTGTCCACTAGACGCGCATCAAACACAACCCGCAATGCCTCAGTCGTATCATCAGGATGAGCACAAGCCATAGGATCAGCAATGATCTCAGATGAGCGATATACACGTTCATCAGGCTCGCCGTTGCGTACTGGCTGACAATCAATGACGTACACAGCCTCATATGGATGATCTGATTCCATGCGCTGCCAAGGCACTAGCTCAGGATGCAAGACATGACCTTCGCACCCAGTACGCTGATATTCAGCTTCGATTTTGTAGTCATCGTATTTTGAACACGTAAACGTGCTATTTGCATTGGCGGTTGATAATGCACAGGTTCTACAATTCGTCTCCTTCGTCAGCTTTGTCTCATGACAGAACTGGTGAAAGTTGCACATCTTGCACTGATACCAAGACGGATCAGCACTCAACGGCTCTGGCATGTAGTCAGACAGTGCAATCTTCTTGCCGCGCTCAACGTATTTTGTAGCCAGCGCATGATCTAGCTTAATGACTTCCGTATGTATCCGGTCATCATCCTTGCAGACTGCATAGTAAAGCGCTCGATCTATCTTCAATCCAAGCATGTACGCTTGCATCTGAATGTAATGCTGTTCTTTCGCCAGTGCTACGCCTTTTTTGATTAGATCGTCAAAAGACTTCTTGCTATGTGTCTTGATCTCAAGCACTAGCTTCTTATTCTCATGTCCTGGCAATCCGCCAGTGATAATGCCGTCACAGCTACCGGAGACAAATGAGCCAAAGTCTACCCGCGTCTGACGTTCATTCAAAGCGCATCCGATGAGCTTCAGATCAGCAATTACCGTGTCTTCCTCATTATGCCCGCGCCTAAACAATCTAAGCATTCTGCCAGGAAACGTAGGAGCAATAGCCCAGCGGAAAGACAGCCACAGATAACGATCACAGGGATGACCAAGAAGAGATGCGCCCAGATGTTCACGGAAACTGTCTGCTTTCTTTTCATGTGCCTGATCTATCAGTGCTGATAAATTGTTCTTTGGTTCTGGTATAGCTGTCATGGCTCATTCATTCCATCAATGGTCGGATGATACACAACATAAGTTGAATCCAGTAGAGCGCATATCTCCATGTATTCAGCAACCATCTTGTGCAAGCCTTTGGCGTGATTGACAGGAAACGTCTTTAAGCCATCGTTCATTGCATAGGCCACTAAGCGCATTAAGCGTCTATCGCGTTCCTGTTCTAAATCTGTCTTTTGATCCTTCTCTACCGGCAGCTTCATTGCTATCTCCATAAAAAAAGCCCCCAGATGAGACTGAGGGCAAAAGCACCAGGGAGGGTGTTACTTCTTAGCCCAAGGCGGCGTATTTGTCGTTGGCGCTACGGTTGGTTTATTTTTGCTTGCTGGCCTAAACCCGCGCACTCTGTTCTGCTCGCCGTATTTTTCTGACTGTTCGACATCTAGCTTGATAATCAAAGATCCGCCGATAAGCTGATCCGTGTCTGCGAGCTTGTCTAAGCCAATGGCGCGAATGAGTTCGCCAAGCTGTCCCCGTCCAACCTCTTCAGCTTTCGGGTTAGCATTGCTGATCGTAATCATGCCAAATACAACACGGCCAGAGTGACTAGGACCAGTGATGTCATAGCGTACATTAATGTATTTTCCGCCTGACTTGGAATCTTTAATTTCCGCATTGGCAATGGTCGCTTCATACAAGCCAGCAGGAATCGCATCATAGCTAGTAGTCTGTGCAGGTACTGAATCTAAGGTAAAAACTTCATCTAAACGCATAACTTACTCCGTTATTTCAATTGTAAATGTTGGCTTGCCAGGTTCGGCAGTGATTGCCTTGCTCAGTGCTTGTTGCACAAATGGCGTTTGCTTCTTCCATGCACTCATGACAAGTTCACACTTCCATTTTGTAAACTCAGTAACGTCAATCTTTGCATCGTTAGCCAGTAGCAAAAACTGTTCAGGATCAATCTTGCGGTTGATACGACACGCAGCTTTAATCTTGTACGGGCCAGACACATGGCTGACAGTGCCTTCGTCAGAGTCCTGTAGCTTAAGGCATTTAGCCATCTCTAGCTCTATCGTGCGCCTACGTTCCATAGCGTCACGCTCAAGCGTTTTGGCTTCTAGCCATTGCTGAGATAGATTATTCAGATCCGACATCTTCATTCTCCGCATCTGCAATAGCTTCAGCTTCAGCTTCTTGATAAGTAATGCCAAGCTCTTGCTCAACATTAATCAAGCGCTGGTTGAGCCTATGAATGTCTCCAGCAATGCCAAGGATTACTGAGTCAAGATCGTGTTCGCCGCCAGAAGCGTCAGTGAGTACAAGTTTCATTTAGTGTTACCTGCGATTTTGTTAATGATAAAAGAAAGATCAGCCGTCTCCCAAGGGTCTAGCTTGCCGGAGCGGTCTTTTGCTGACCATAGGCCATCTGAGTCACACATCAGCGCTCTTTGTGGCTTGCCTTCGTCATCCTTTTCTACACGCAATGCCAGCACTTCATCAAAGAAGTACGGAAGCATTTGAGACAGCTTGTTGCCTGGCATACTAGGGCCATACAGAATGCGGCCAGATTCGTCTTGCGTTTTTTCCATCTTGGCTGACATGTAGACGTTCTTGCCAGAGATATCACGGAATGCGCGTACAAGGTCAGTCATCTGCTCTTGCAATGCGCCATAGGCTTGTCTAGGGTCTTTAGTTGTTTTTTTCTCAGCGTTCAAGACAACTTCAGCAATTTCAGAAATAGAGTCAACTGCTACAGACTTAAAGTCAGCAGCCTCCGTAGACGTAACAAAAGAGTACGCTTCTTTGAGGCTAGCCATATCCGTGACTTCAATATATGGAATGTCCAGATCAGCCAGTGACAATAAGCCAGCTTCAGCAGAGATGATAATCGGATCTGGAAGCGTTCCGATAAGAGTTGTTTTGCCACTGCCAGCGCCTCCGTAGACTAGGACTTTTACGCCATCAGAGGCAGCGCCTCTAGTGGACTTTAGGTTAATCGCCATACTTACTCCTTATATTCCCAGATTGCATCTGCAATTATTTTTTTAGCTTCATCAGAAATGTTTGGCTCATTGCTGACTAGCTCTAACGCTAAAAGCATTTTTTTTGCAACTTCACGCTTGACATAAGTTTCTGCAAAGTCATGTAAGTGCGGCCAAGGCCAAGCCCTGCCTTCGCAGTCTATGGTGACAATTTTTGCTGATCTTTCTGGATACATTTACTTACTCCTTTCCTGGTGAGTGCCAAGCGTTTCCTTGGCTTCGGTTGACAATGCTACGCCAGTCATTTAGGCTTGTCAACACCTTGATAGTCAAATTTACCGGAGAAGTGGAAATGATGGACTTAAAAGAGGTCCGAGAGCAGCTTTTAGATAGGCGGATAGACATTGTAGCTAGTGAAACTGGCCTTGGATACACCACTGTTTGCGAGATCAGGAACGGTGTGCAAAAGAATCCGCGCTACAACACTCTTAAGGCATTAAGCGATTACTTTGAAAACAAGAACAACGCATGAAAATAGAAAATTCCACATTTCTAAATTGTCTTGCTGAATCTGCTGCGGAAGGAACTTTTCTGTGGACAAATGCGTTTACTGGAGATCCTGGCCTACCACATGCGCCTTGGGGCGGATCAAAATATCTACCAGAGCAAAGCGATGTAGATAGCTTAGTCAATCGCAACACTTATTATTCCGTAGCTGCATTACGTCCGCAAAATGGTGTTGTCAGGCGCAAAAATGATTATTTTGATCGACTTTTGGTCCTTGTTGCTGACGATCCAGACATTACAAAGCTCAATGGCGAGGCAAGTTACATCATTGAAACTAGTCCAGGCAACTATCAGGTTGGCTTGTTTATTTCTAGCTCTGATCCTATAGCGGCTGATATAAATTACGTCAATGGCCTGTTATCCGCTATGGCAAGCGTTGGGCTTATGCCAGTGGATGCGTCTGGCAACAATGCGGTTCGCTATTGTCGTTTGCCGGTTGGTCAGAATCAGAAGCCGAAGAACAACAATTTTCAGCATGTCTTAAAGGAATGGAATCCAGAGATTGAATACAGCCTTATGGAAGCGGCTGAAGTGTTTGGTGTGACGTTTGACTCAGTTGAGGATGTAAAAGCGTCTGGCTCAACATATGAGCCTCAAGACAAAAAGATTGAAGACCTGATTGACAACATAATTACTGGCGATTCTTTACACCATAGCCTTATACGTTTGGCCGGTAGCCTGGTTGCATCTGGCTTGCATCCTGGTGCAGTCACAAACGTGTTGCGCTCTTTGATGGAAAGATCAGCGCGTAAGATTAAAGATTACAAGACATGGAAAGAACGCTATGACTACATTCCAGAAGCTGTCCGATCTGCTGAAAAGTTTGCGCCAGAAGAAGAAGAGGAAATTTTAGCCACTGGCGAATCTGAGCATGTTTATGACCTTGACACGCTGAAACCAGTTGAATTTGTCATTGACGGATTTATCAGCAACAAAATTACTGTGATTGCTGGTCCTCCAGGCGTAGGCAAGACCAGTTTATTAGTGCCATTAGCGTTTCATGCTGCACATCTTTGTGATTCAGACTCAGAGATTAAGCCTGTTCTTCGTCGGCGCGTTATCTATGTGACTGAAGATGCAGATCAGGTTGAGCGCATCATTTATGGTATTTGCAAGCATGAGCAATTGAAAGAGCCAAAAGAAGGCTTTAGATATTGGTTTCGAATAGAAAACGCTAGGCGCAAAAAAGGTGAAGACCTTGCATCGTTTATTAAAAACATGCGTAATGAGTATTCATTAAATCTTGGATCAGACCACAATAATTATGTTGTTGAGCCTTTGATAGTATTAGACACTAGTAACGCTACTATTGATTTAGATAATGAAAACGATAATGCAGAAGCCGGGAAGATTATTGCTGAGATTAAAAGCGCAATAGGAAGATCAGCAGTCTGGTTAGTCGCACATACTAGTAAAGTAACTAGTAGAACAGAAGTTGAGCAAATGTCTGCGCGTGGAGCTGGAGCATTTGAAGGCGATGCTAACGCAGTTGCTTACTTATTAAACATTGAGGGGAGTAGGTTTTTGACTCTTGGCAAGCGCCGATTTGAGTCTGATTACACAGATATTAAATTTGATTCAATTGCTGACTCAGAAGAAGTAATTACGCCATGGGGAACAGTGCAAACAGTACGTTATCGCTATGGCATTCCATGTGTATCAAGCGCCTCTGAGCGCGATGAAATAAAGAACGCTGGAGCAGAGGCACATAAGATTGCTAAGCGCTTGAAAGTGCGCGAACAGATCCTACAAATTTTGGCCGATGAAGGCAACATGTCAAAGAACGAATTACAGAAGCACCTTAAAGGAAAGAAGGAACTTAACATGGAAGTAGTTGATGATTTGATTGAACAAGGACTAGTCAGTGCGACAAACGGCCCAAGGAACTCTATTGTTTTGCACGTCATCAATCCGCGTCCTTACCGCAAAAATGACAAATAAAAAGGGAACAACTGAATGCAATTTTGCGTCTCATTTTTACGCTTTTTTGAGACACAAAAAACATCGCTTGAGTAGTTGTTCCCTCCTAAAGAAAATAAGCAGGGAACAGGTCGTGAGAACGAAGATTTCTCACTAGACCTGCACCCGTTCCCTTGGACAAAAGGAACAACAGGGAACAGCTAGGGAACAGGTGACAACTGAATTTGGTTTGCACATTTAGGATCATAATGCAACAATAGTCACATGATTACACTTGAACTGCCATATCCTGTGTCGATGAACGCCATCTGGCGAACGTACAATGGACGGCAGACGCTGACGCCAGAAGCTAGGCGTTATCGCAATGAGATTAAATACATTGCAAGCAAGCACAAAGCAAAGTTGATCTCTGGGCCGGTCAGTGTTGTTTTAGAATTAAGACCAAAGCTGACTATCTCTGGTCGCGCTAGTAAAGTATTAATAGACCTAGACAACTGCATTAAAGCAACGCTCGATGGCTTGCAAGGAATAGTCATTAACAACGACAGGGACGTTAAACGTATATACGCTTACTATGGCGAGCCAGTGCAGTCTGGTGCATTAATAATAACTATTGAGAAGTATGAATAACGAAAGATACGTTGCTGAGTATCAACCAGAATGGAAAGCGGTTGGAGA